GGGCAATGTCGCAAAAGACGATTGTCGAGCCTATGGTGGGAGGTGAAACCCCCCGTTCTATCAATGAAGCACAAATTGATAGTAACGTCGTGAACAATGTGCATGCAATACTGCTGGCGTTCTCCCTGTCGGGATTTCGAGAGAGCGGGTATTCCCCAAAGCCAACCATTGATTATCATAAGAAGTTGATAATGGTAATGGGCGGTAACGTACTAAAATTCTATAAGTACAAAATCGCGGCATGGGTGGCAGCAGCTCTGGATGAGCCACTGCCGCCGGTGCCAAAAGGCCTCGAGGAAGATCAGCAAGACGTATTGCTAGGTGGGAAAGTGTGGATGTGGCAGAAACTGGTAAAGAGAACGAAACCGGATAGATGGCAAGAAATTGTTGCCACCATGATGACCGTCAAACGAGCGATGGACAGACCAAACGAGCGGGATCTGAAGGAAGCTGAAACAGCTACCTTCAAATCGCTAACTCGTGAGGTAAGTCCTATCGTCGATCTGGAGGATCTATCATGGGCCGATCAGACGGAAGAGGAGGTGAGAGAATTTGAACGGCTAGAGCTTGAAGAAAACATACGCAGGACGGTTAGAGAGATTTTCGAAGGTAAACAATTTACCGATGATGATCTACTCAGACCGTTCCTGCCAAGCACTAACGCAAATTACATATCAACTCGAGCCAAGGGAGGTGCTGTAGGGCACATCATGGAATCCGAAGTACTGAAGGGTCTAAAGACCGATAACCAGCCTCTGTTGAGATGGGAAGTGAAGGGAAAAGGCCGATCGATGAGAATTGACATCGATGGGTCTGAGCTCTATGAGCGATTCAGAATTGCTCTGTATCGTATTATAGAGCTCGCGCAGAAGGAAAAGCCGTGTGTCATACTGGTCGCCCTAGCAGAAGCACTCAAAGTTCGAGTGATCAGCAAAGGGCCTGTGATGACATACACGGCACTGAAACCTCTACAAAGATGGATGTGGACAACGCTCAGAAATCATGAGAGCGGCGTCTTCAAACTCATAGGAGAGGAAATCAGTAGTAAATACCTATGTGACCAGCTAGGAAATCTGAGAGAAGAGGAGAAATTTTTAAGTGGCGACTATAGTGACGCCACAAACAATCTCAATCCTCGATTCTCTCAGATCGCAGTCGAAGAGATATCGAAATACGTAAAGGTTCCGGGTATTCCCGAACTGTTCAAACGTTCTCTAACAGGCCATTGGATTCAAAATCCAGAGGACCCGAAGGAGACAAAAGAACAGACATGGGGACAACTTATGGGGTCCATAACGTCATTTCCGATACTCTGTATCGTCAACGCGGCAATATGCAGAAAGATAAGGGAAATTGACCAAAAGAGGTCACTTCCACTGAAATTTGCACGAATTGCAGTGAATGGCGATGATTGCGTGTTCCGGTGCACGGAAAGGGGAAGACGTGCATGGGAACATTGGGCTGGAGTGAGCGGCATGATGCCATCACTAGGTAAGTACTTTTTCTCGCAGAAGTTCCTCAACATGAACTCTGCTCAATTCCTTGTCAAACCAGAATACTGCCTGCGGACTGATGTCAACGCAAAGGTAGCAACTGTCTTCTTCCTGGACAGTGTCCCCCGAATTAACATGGGACTTCTGGTGGGCTTAGGTAGATCGACAGCTGGAAAGCTTGAGAAATGTACCGTAGCGGACTGGGGTAGCCTCAACTCTATCAGTCAAAATGCACATACGTTAATAAACGAATGTAGTCATGAAGACCAGGATAGAGTGTTTAAGGCTTACCTCAACCGCAACTGGGAACAACTCAAGAAAACAAGTCTGTCTTGGTTCATACCTGAGCACCTAGGTGGACTAGGCCTACCAGCCCTAGCTGGCCATGGCCCCACCGACAAGGATCTGCGTCTAGCTGCTGCTGTCTATAAGCATGCAGTTTTTCCTGCACGACGACCCGAGGGGGTCAGCTGGAAGGTTTGGGACTATGTGCAAAGTCGAATCAAGTCTTTTCCGAAATTCGCTGCCTATAACTCGCAAGAGCATATTGGGAGCAAGTACGAAAAACTTACAGAATCGACATGGCACACAGAAACCCTGACTGGTCAACTATGCGTTGAAGCAATGTTTACGCAGCCTTTTCAGAAACTGTACAATGAGAAGTCACAAAAAAATAAGACTCTCGGACAAATTGAAAAGGCCGTAGACAAGTGTCGAAAACACATGGGACAAGTCGAACCATTCACAGCTGGCCAACTGCCCAGCGTGGCACTCTCTAGAGAGTATCCCTACGCAGGGTTCGGGCCGTCAGCCATCTCACACAAACACACTACTTACAACCAAGCATTGTTCACACAAGATGCTCTGGACGTTTCAGAGCGTGATTCAAACCTCAGCCACGGCGAAGTAGGACCCTTTAGGGTGTCCAGCTCCGCCGTGACCGATTCCGTAATGAGAGAAGAGTCTGTTTAAGACTCAAAGGTCTGCATGTCAATTGGGTCGCGAACAATACGCTAACCGAGGTATACTGATACCATGACATCCAGATCTACTGAAGAGTTTTCCACACTGCTAACGTGCGGTCCGTTGTGGCTTGCACTGACTTTCTTAAGGTCACTGTAGCCCACACTCCTATGTTCAGTAGAACTTCCTCTCTCTAATGTGTAATGTGTCCTGTCCAGGCTGCATCCCTGCAGCCTGTAAAGGGTTCACATTGTCACATAAC